TTCTCCAATCAAAGTTACCTAGTAGTCCAGAGAGGGAGCCAGCCTCTTCCTGATCGCGGGCTACTGTCTCTCCCGCACCCATACCTACTCTAAGCGCATCGCGAGGAGTATTGGACATAAGCTCTGCGCTGGGAGGCGGCGCTGTAACTTCTGTGTTAGACATAAGCTCTGCACTGGGGGGCACTGCATTGACGTCTGTATCGGGTCTACCGGGTACAGCGGAAAGAAGCCCTACTCTTTCAGGCAATGCATACATACCCGCATTAGGCGCTGCTATTCTGGAAGGAGACAATTTTACAGAGTTAGGTAGTATAGAGTCCAGATACTTAGCCATAGCAGCTTTATCAACGTGCTGCCCGTAACTCTGTCCGGCAGGGAGTTTACGAAGAGGAAGCTGAACAGAGCTTGGTAGCTCTTTCCGCAAATTGGGCATCATCTCGTCTACGAAATATTGTCTATCTATCGCCATATTGATATACCTTAAATTAAACTTTTAATACTGCGTGGCCGTATATGGCCCTTGAGCAGGGCATTTACCATTTTACCAGTCTGGTTGGAATACTGTTGAGAAGATTGTAAATATGATGGGACATCGTATGGATTTGCTTCATCTCGGTAAGAACCTTTACTGCCTCCCATAGAGATACCCCCAGAGAGTGCGCCGCTTTTTGCAAGAGTAGCGGCAGAGCCATCTTTAAGCTTTCCCGACAAACCCTCTAGTGTTTTTGAAAGGTCTCCCATTTTGGAGTCTTCAACCGCCGCCCACTTATCATATTCGGCTTCGGCCCTAACTCCCGCTGCGTTTTCTGGCCTACCAGTTTCTTGATCATACGTCGCGTCATACTTGTATGAATCTGAGGAAGGGGCCTCTCCCCAAGGTGTGTCGCCACTAGGCGCTCCACCACCGCCGCTACTTTCCTTTCCCATCTATGCCTCCTCCAACTGTCTTGTTACTTCTTGTTTCCACAGTGCTATCCTACGATTTACTTCTGTTTTTTTATGTTCAGGTAGATTATCAATACGTTTTTTATTGTCATACAAGTATGCTGTACAGTCCCAGCAATCTCTACCCGTCTTCTCACCGTCTGAGTAGTAGGAAGGCACTTCAGCCTCTACACTTTCCAAGTACTTAAAGACCTCTGCGTCCGTCCAATTATCCAGAGGCTGGACACACTCTATACCATCAACAACCATCCCATCCCTGCTAAGAGATTTAAGACCATCTGCAATCTTCTGGCCCTTGATCACTTTTGTAACCCCTAGTTCGTGTATAGCTGTATTCAACGGTGTCCATATATTCTGAGAACAGCAGCTAATCCAACTTTGAAACATAGGCCCAGTATTGCCTGAAATTATTTTCCCAGTTAACATGCTAGTCACTGGTACAATATCTACAGGCCAACCGTTTTCATAAATGCTCAGGGGCTGATTAGATTTTACTTCTACAAAATGAGGAAGTTTTTCTTTCCACCTCATCATATAATCATATTGTTCTTCATAGACAGCTTGAGTGTTTACCCAGACAACGTATATATCATTCCACCTGTCTTTATTTAGATACAAGCACGCCAGACTGTCTTTCCCACCTGAGAAACAAAGTGCAGTGTCGATCATTACAAAGCCACTGCAATAGATGCCACAGAAGCAGCCGCACCAAGACCCTGTTGTAGACCACTAGGACCACCAGCCATAACCTGACTATTGTATCCCTTCTGTGTCTGTTGCATCTGAGTAGAGCTACCAAGACCGGCTAAGCCGCCATAGAGGTTAGTCATCGTAACGAGCTGCGCCCTTCTAGCTTCCTGATCCTGCTGGGCTAACCTAGCAGCATCCATTTGTTGAGCAGCCTTACGCGATTCAACAGACCTACCTATTGCCTCTTGAAGGGTAGCGGGAGTCATCTGGGCAGATAACGCCTGATTTCCCATGTCTGGCACACGTCCCTGTGCAGCTATGCGGCGGTTCTCGGCTTCTCCTAGGGCAGCAGTCATCTGGCGCTGTGCTAGCTCTTCACGTTTCTGCTGCTGTAGTAACTGTAGCTCACCTAGCGCAGTAGAGCCTAGACCAAACTGACCAGCTTGTATGGCTTGCTGCTGGGCTAGACCTTTATCTCGTTCAGTCATGTCCCTAGCTTGATTAGAGATTGTCCCTAGCTGTGCCTGATAAATAGGATCAGCCGTAGGATCAGCCGTGGCTCTGTTAAAGTCCGCAGAAAACAAAGCATTATACAGAGGAGTCTGTGCGCTAGCCGTGTTCCCTACCTGATCGTAGATGTTCCTAGCTGCCAAGGTCTGCGCCGATTCTCCGGGTACTAAGGAACCTGTGTACAACTGAGGGTTTGCGGTGAACTGGGAGGAGATTTGTGGCATTATTTGGTTGAGATAAGGCACTACAGGAGCATAGGGTTTTATTTCTGACGAGCCAACAGTTGCCTGTTGAGACGGTGCTTGCACAACTGTCGGAGGACTACTTCCCATTTTATAATTCCTTGTGTATTGTGATTTTACTAAGTTTGTATCCCATATGGCTAAGGGCGCGTTCCCACCCTTTTCTTCCAGATATTTCTACAAAAGTAAAACCTAAATTTTTATAGTAGTTTTCTACAATAGGCATAACGTGTCTACGTACCCATTTTCCGCTAGTTGATTCTAAGTTAATTCCAGAAATAGGGCCGTATGTTTCAACCCCTATAGTACAGCAGCCTACAATGTTGCTACCTGCGTCAACACTAACCCAAACATCACATTTGTTCTCTAAGCATCTGCGGAGCATTTCATATGTAGGCAAGTCGTAAATAGCGTGGCTTTTCTTAGCGGACATATCTATTAGATCGTAACAACTAACTAATGTTTTTCTAAATTCTTGGCTTTCTGGATTTAATAGCCTATAACTTAACCCATGCTCCAGCGGAGTTGTAAAAGTATATTCCTTCTCCTGATCCTGGGTTCCAGCTAGTGCCGTCTGCATATCGGATGTTTCCTTGTTGAGGGCTTGTAGGAGCTACTGTAGTCACGTCCAAGTGTCCGTCGCGTACCAAGTCCAATACAGTTCTAATCTCTAAGAGCATATTGTCTACGAACCTTGGAATGTCTTCCAACGCCTGAGGACACATTGTAGGATCAAAACGTAGGAACTCTCTTGTCATCGGTCGGACACTACTTCTGATTCAACAGTGTATCCAGACAGTCTGAACTGATTGACAGATTCGCTTTCTATCCTGATAGCCATGTACCTGCCACGTACTCTGCAATCTATCTTACTGTCTACGCCTATGTTAAAAGCAACTGAGGGGCTGTAAGTGACGCCAGCATAAGGGTGTAGCTCAGCGCCTATACTGATATTAACTACCCCAGTGCCTTCTATGCGAGGGAACACCCTGCTTATAGCTTTAACAGCATCTGTACGACCTGCGTGGAGTCCCCTACGCTCAAGAGTGGTCAGGAAGTTAGTACCATCGAAGGTAGTCCCAGAATCTGCCAAGTAGAACTTAGTAATAGCTGTACCGCACATCAGCAAAGAGTCAATAGCAGGATTATATAACTGCTGTGCCCACGCGAGTGTACTAGCTTCCCATACACCTGTAGCGGCTGACCAAGTATTTGCCAGATCAGGGTCTACCAAGCCCTGGGCTGCAAAATTCAGGTTAGGCAGATCGCGTGTGGTCCACGTATCATCTCTGTAGTTCCAGATCAGGGCCGTATCGGCAAATCCACTCGCAGCTCCGGTTCTAGGATAGCAAATCCAGACTTCGTTCTTAATCTTGTTATGTACCAAGAATGTTTTGTAATAATAAGTAGAATCAATTTCACTGAACAGAAATGTTTTCATATGGTCGTCTATGATGCTTTTCAATGTGTTACCATTGTGGATCAGTACATCATTGGTAGCCATCATGACATGACGACCATCGCCTAGGTCTACCACAGCGTCTCTGCTGAACAACCCAGTGTCTTTGAACTTCTCTCTCACGTTAAAGGTGAATGAACCGCCTACGTAACTCAATCCGTAAACACTGTCTTCCTTATATACGATGAGTTCATTACCTAGCTGGAGGGCAGTCAGGACATGCCCCTTAGTGCCTGTCAGTGATGTTTCTGCTGACTCACTGGCTGTGCTAGCAGTGTTCCAAGTGTTTGCACCATTGGTAGAAGCACCTGCTGGGATAGCGTCACTCCACCTTATAGTAAACGGCTTGGCCGCGCCACTGTCTGTGAGATTTAAAGCTATCAAATGGTTTCTGAATGGTACAATGGTCCTACAGCGGAGCGTAGAAGGCCAGTCGGTGAGGTCGGTAAACTGTGAGCCGCTCTGTACAAAGCTCTGAGGAACATCAATACCATTTGTACAGACCAAGACACCACCGAGGACACCCCCTTGCCAGTTGTTCTCGCCTGACAGTGAGGTATAAGCGCCTGAAGCTCTGGTGACAGAGCTATGCGTAGTTCCGCTGATCTTGTAGAGGTTCGTAAGTCCCCCGTATATCCACAAGTTTGTTGAACCCTGTAGCCAGCTTATTGCCCAATAGGGAGCAGCACTGGGAGTACCTAGTAC